TTGCGAAGACTTTACCAGACGACATTAGGCAGGATATTTCTAATTATGGCATTCGTAACAGCCATTTATTATCTGTGGCCCCCACAGGAACAATTAGTCTCTCCGCAGATAATGTCTCCAGTGGAATCGAACCCGTCTTCTCCTACTATTACGACAGAACCATTATCACCTTTGACGGACCCAAAACTGAGAGAGTAGAGGACTATGGTTACAGAGTGTTTGGCGTAAAGGGTAGGACTGCAGACGATCTGTCTGTGTTTGACCACGTAAAAGTGCTTAATGCCGCCAGCAAGTATGTTGACAGTGCATGTTCAAAGACATGTAATGTTGGTGATGATGTATCGTGGGAAGACTTTAAGAACGTGTACATGCAAGCATATGAAGGTGGTGCTTCTGGTTGTACAACGTTTCGTGCATCAGGAAAACGGTACGGTATTCTTAATGCATCCTCTGCTGAAGACATAGTAGAGGAAGAAATTATAGAAAATACAAAAGATTTTGTTGACGAAGGGACCGCTTGCTATTATGATATGGAAACTGGTCTTAGAAAATGTGAGTAAAAAGGAGAACTAACATGACTAAACTAACTATTGACGAAACCGAATATGACATTGATGATTTTACAGATGAGCAAAAGGCTATCGTAAATCTAATACAGTACAACGACACTGTCGTGCGGCAACTAGAGCATGAGTTGCAGTGTGTATCTGCTGTTGGCAAAATGAAGGTAAACGAGTTGAAACAATCATTAGGCCATAAAGATGAGGAGTAACTCTTTTAAAGAGGGTTCTGAAGCAGAGCAAGAGTTTATTGCTTTACGTGGAGGTAATATCATTCGTAGGTCAACTAAAAAGGAGGATATACAAGAACATTGGGATGTGTTAGATAAAGAGTTTGGTAAGATAGATGTTAAGGCAGCTAAACGCAAGTATAGAAATGGTCAAGTGGATGGCACTATATGGTGGGAACTAACCACTGTAAAAAGACCTCCTCACTGGACGTCTTCAGATGGTTGGGGCGTACCTAATGGCATAGATAGGTATGTTGCAATAAAGACACATGACTATTTTTATCTTGTAAAGCCCGAAAAAGTTATCGACAAGATAAGAGAAAAATGTAAGAACTATTATCGTGGTGAATGGGGATTACACTCACGTCCAACACGTGGTGATCTAATTACTATTTTACCTTTGTCTTTTTTACAAGAACACTCAGATCATAAACTTAAAATAGGAGAAGCAGCATGAGCCTTAAAAAATTATCTCGCAAACAACGTAACCTTGGCAAGCACGATGCCCCATTAAAATGGCAGTTTGAGCAAGGCCACAGTGCTTTTAAACGTGGGCAAATAGTAAACCCATTCTCTAGTGACACAATGCAGTGGAGAGAATGGGAGCGAGGCTTCAATAAAGCCTACTATGAGCAGCTAAAACGGATAAAAAAATATGAGCTTGGAAGAAGAGGCAAAGAGATTTCTGGAGAAACGGAATGCAGAGTCTGATCCAGATAAATTACGTAATGATTTAATAAAAATGTTAGAGTGGTTCATAGAACAGTTGAAAAAAAAGGGAGCTTAGTTGCTCCCTAAAATACGTAATACACGTAGATGCTCTATGTTACTGTAATCGGGGTTGCCAAACTGTTTTATAAAGGCACGTTCTGCTTTCTTTCTTTGCATCTTACCCATACGTCTGTAAGATAATAATTCCTGCACATATGGAGATGCTTGTCCTGCACTACCATCTTGTAGCTTTTCTTTTATTATTTTAATAGAGCTTTTAAACTTCTCTTTTGCAGCAGCCACACCAGCTTTACGTTTACTATATTTCTTTTTATACTCTGCGCTCTGTTCGTCATACGCTGCAAGCTCATCTTTTTCTGCCAACCTAGCCATCTCAGCAGCCAATGGCAAATACTCACGTATCAAACTATTCTCAAAGTTTCTAATCGTAGGAGACTGTGATCTACTTGATATATCAAACTCTTCTAATCCAAGTGTTTTAAGATACTCTCCTGCTTTTGTTTCTCCCTTTTTCATGTTTATACCAAATAACATTCTTGTGCCTAAGCCTATTCTTTCGGCATCCTCTGTCATTATAAATTCTCTTTGAGGTAAATCTCTTTCTGTCGATGGGGCAGATAGTCCTCTTTGTTTTAAGGATCGTATAAACTCGCTTGTAAATCCAGACTCCATTGATGGCTCTGGCTTAAAGTCTGCGTATTCTGTGGGGCGCTCCCCTTGTAGACGCTGCGCATCCGACAGTTGGTATAATGGTGTAAACACACTAGCAGCTAACTGACCAAAGAATCTACCAAGAAACTCATTTCTACGACTAGTATCTACAATGTCTTCGCTCTGCACTACAGCTTCACGCACAGTGTCAAGCATGACATTGCCTGTACCTGTACGAAATGTACTACCTAAAAATGTTTCCGCTAACTCTGTCAAATCAGGATCAAAGTTTGACCAATTTCTGTCTCCAATCATACCCTGTTTTACTGCCTCTGCTATATATGCAAATTGTCTTAGGGGAAATTGTGGAGTTATATCTATAAGATTACCATCCTCTGTACGTAATTCATTATATTTTGTTCCCTTTGCATCATCAGACATGCGATATTGATAAAAAGCATTTGCCGCACCAAGACCTATTATATTTTGTCCAAGTAGTCTAGCATCACCACGAGTTACCTCTTTACCAGTTAGCATTTTAAACAATGGCTTTGTGCCACCTGCCATGTACTTTGTCATTAACTCTATTGAGTTAAACATAAATCTTGGAAATGGGACTACAGTTGTTAAACCTGTGCGAGTAATAAAGTTTGATATATCTTTAAACAACCAAAAGTCTGGTTGCTTTGCGTAGGTAACATCAAGAGCCTTACGTGCAGCGTCATCCATTATTGCATGTATTGACCTTGCATCTGATGGTCTGACAGTTGTAGCATCGTTTAGTATATCACGTATCTTGCCTTCATCAAGAGACTTCAATAGATCCATGTCCCATTCTTTTCGGACAAGTCTCTCTAGCTCCCCTAAAAACGTACCTCTGCGTATCATAAATTCTTGCATACGGTTTGGTATATTTACAACGCTAACCCCATCCTCAAGGACTCCATACGCCTTGTCAAATGCCTTTCCGACAACAGTTTCTGCCTGTCCTCTACCAGTTAGTTTTTGTAGCTCATTTATGCCGCCAAATAAACTGTCATTTATATCACGTAATTCAGGTCTTTCTAATAAATACTCTGTATAATCTTTTGCTCTGAGAGGTTTTGCAAATATGTACTTCATGCCTCGCATAGCATCTGTGTAAGAACCTGTCTTGGCAAAGGGATTTATCTCTTGAAATGCTTTACCTGCTCCTACTAATTTATTTTGTTCTCTAGCAAATGCGAAGGTTGCATCTTCAAATATATCTGCCAATGCTTCTGCAGGTGCACGTATACCAAATGATGTTACGTTACGAGCAGCAGTTGCCAACGCAGATACCATTGATCCACGTCTTATATTCTCAAATCTTAAAAAATAATTCTTCCAAAACTTACCAAGCTCAGACTTCATGTCTAACCCTGCAGCAAGTTCCGCTTGTCCTTTAGCAACAGCAGATTTTTTTCTTTTTATTTGACTTAGTTGATTAAGTATTTTACCAGCTTTTGATCCGCTACTCACCACAGATAGGATATAATCTTCAAATGATAGGCCATAATAAGATAGCAAGTCCATTAATTCTTCTGTCTGCTTCAAGTCTCCTGTAACTGTGTAGTCAAACAAGTCATCAATTACTGTGTTCTTTGTTTTCTTTCCAAAAGCATCTGGCTTACTCTCTTTAAGTTTAGATACAACAGCAGTAAGACCATCCATTTTATCAGGGTCTAGTAAAGGATTAATTAATTGATCTGTAGATTTTGCAAGATCAGAGTACCCCAGTGTGCCACCATCACCAGTTTTAAATGTTTCCTCTGTCTCTCTTATTATACCCAAAAAGTTTGTATCATATATCTCTTTTGTCTTACCTGCCCCTACCTCACGAACTAAGTCAGGATCAATAACTAAATTACCATCCTTATCAGTCTTTGATATTCGCTGACCTGCATCAAGATTATTTTCTTCAAATGCACGTATTAAATCATTACGTGTTTTTACATTTTTTTCTGCTACATTTATTGCACGTTCACGCATTTTAACTGCCTCTGCAGCCTCTGCATCTATTGCCTTTTGAGCACGTGTATAATTTTCTATAGCTGCACTCTTAACGCCTAGTCTTTTACCTACCTCTTTAGCGCCTTTTTTAGTTACCCCTACAGCACCTACGAGAGGCAAGGCACTTAGCCCTGCCAAAGCTAAATTACCGCCAGCAGCACCAATCCTACCCTCTTTAAATGCCTCTTGCGCATCTCCATACAAAATAGGAACGTCAACGATAGAAGTAACAGGGTTAAACACAGAGTCAGCTTGTATAATTGCATTTATCTCTGATATATTTGTCATGCCACTATCTACAAGTTTGTTTGCAAGTTTTCTTGTAACGGCATTTGGACTAGTTAAATAACTAATTAGTCTTTCCTTTTTATCACTTGCCTTACCCACCATGACACCTGCACGTTCATATGCCTCTGTTTCTGTGTCTTTAAATAAAATACTATCAGGATTTTTTTCTTTTAACTTTTCTAAGGCTTGTTCTCTAGTTAAATTTCCATATAATTTATCTAGTGTAGCAAAGTTTTCTTTCTTTTCATTTTCTATTTGTGTTATATAATTCTGTATCTGCTCATCACTAGCGGCTAAATCAAGTCTACGATTTTCCTCTATTTTAAATAACTCTTCTACACGTGCTCTTGCATCTTGCATTACCTCTTCATTTTTGTTCTCTATGTCTATCTGTGTGGCTATAGAGTTATCTTCAGGCACAGATGTATTGTTCTCTAAACCAGAGGGCAATGTAAATTTATTATTTTGTTTGGGGGATTCTTGAGAATCTTTAGGTAAAGCAAACTGATTGTTTGTAAATACCTCTTCTTTCTCATCAGGTATTCGCATACCTTGTGGGGGCATTGTGCCAGCCTCAAAACCTTCAGGCAATACAAAATTATTAGCCATTTAAGAACCTACTTGATAAAATGGAAAACTAGCACTAACACCATCAAGTGGTGCATTAGCACCTACATAAACTAATAACTTACCGTTAAAATTTACAACATCACTAAGTCTATATTGAATATCTTCAAGAGCAGCTAAGTTAGATACATTCCCTCTAAACCTATTATAATCAAATTTTGTTCCACCAGTTAAACTCTCTGGATCAGTTGCTCTACCTGCAGCAGCTACCCTTTTTGCATATGTAGTTAAATCTGATTTAGCAGTGTTTATTTCACTAGATATATGTGCAGTAAGTTTAGTATCTGAGGTAGGCACTGCGTTGTTTAAAGTCATAAGAGAGTTAGCACCACGTAGTCGTGCTATACTAACTAAACCCCCTTTACCCTGTAAATTACCAGCTATTGTCTCTGATATGTCATCATATTTAAGACCAAACTGTATAAGATTGTCCTTAAAAGCCCTGCTTGAATTTAGCAAAACATTTTCTGCAGTCATCCAGTTGTCAGGCTCTTTGCCCTTCTTTTCATCATCTTTTTGTTTGAGTGCAATTTTACCTAATATAAATTCTTCTTGTGTTTTTAGTTGAGATAATTCATTTTCGTCAGTAGTTCGCATCATCTTTTGTACAATAGAAGCATGAGCAGCATCTAAACTAGCGTATTCTTTTGGCGGTTTACCAAACGCAGCTTTTAAATATGCAGCCTTTTGATTATTTGTAGCGGTAGGCGCAGTAGGTTGTGTTAATGTTGTTTGAGATAATGCTGGAACCTCTGCAGTTTTAACTGCGGCGTCACCTGCAGCATTCATATCATTTACAACATCCTCTGGTGTTGCATTAGGACCAGCCATTTCAAACATAACATTAGGATCAAAAAAGTCTGTCTTACCAAAATTATTTTTTGCGGCATCAATATATAACTTTGAAGCTCCTATCCCTTGACCAAGAGCTAGTTCAATATTTTTATCATTAATACCTAGTGCTTCCATTGTACCAGCGAGTTCCTCCATGATAGCATTCTTTTTATCACGTTCAGCTTTCTTTGCTGCACGTGCTCTCATAGATTCTGTCTCAGCTAAATACTGAAATCTACGCTGTTGTTCCTCTTCTGCCTCTATTTTATCTACAATAGACTCAGACATCCCAGCTAAAAAACCACCAAAGTTAAACGACATTACATTCTCCTAGCCATCAATCCTGTTTGTGGAGGTGCTTCCTCTTCCATAGGCTCATCTTGTTGCATTGCTGCATCCAATGAAACTCTTTCTACTGGAGTTTCTTCTTCTTCCAGACCACGCATAGCCTTCTTTCTTTTACGTATCTTACTCATGGCTACAGCAATTGAAGACTCAGATGGTGTGTCTTCTGTTTTTAACTCTGTACCCATATTATATTCTACATCTAACTCTTCTGCGAGATATGCTAATGTTTCCATAAGCACAGGTATAATTAATATACCTACATCAACACTATGCTTGCCTTGCATAACAGCACCACTCTGTAATGACTCAGCAATAATAGTAAGAGGCACACCCGTTTCTATTACATTCATCAAATCTTCTTGCAAATCAGGATGCGTTATACGAGGAATATGATACTGTAATGCTTGCTCTACAGTTGTATACTGTGGGGGTTGCTGCCATGGTCTATTACCCAACTCATGTGTTAATCCCTGACCTGGTAATGCCCTTTCAAATGATACTTGTGGTACTTCAGCCATTCTTTAATTCCTGTCTTGCTTTTCGTATTTCCATAACATACTTTGCAATACGCTCTCTTGGTTCTAATTTATCATTAGTATTTTGCTGTGGCATACTAGGACTACGAGATAATAATCCTGTGCTTTGCACTGGTTGTTTTTTCTGTTTAGGCATTTGTAAATTTTTATATGCTTTAAAACCTGCGTTATACATTCTTATACCTCTTACTCTGGTGCATCTGTGCTAAATATATCAAATACTGGACCTAAAATAGAACCACCCAGTGTGCCTGTAAGATCAGATGTTAATATTTTACCAATTAATGATCCAAATCCTACACTTGTACTATAGTCTTGTTTCATTTCTGCAAGGTCATACTGAGTATTTGATGCTATGTTTTGAATGGCAAGTCGTGTCATGCGATCTTTTTCACTCTCTGCGGCAGTCCATGCTTGCTCCATGTTATCAGAATAGAATTGCCACAGGTCATTGTATGCATCACGTGACATATCTAACAAAGCCTCAGAGTTTATTTCATTAGCACGATTAACTGCAGCCGTATCAGACGTTGCAATCTCTCTACGCCACTGTGCATTTGCCTGATCTATAACTAAACGATTAGTAGCATTAAACTGCTCACGTTGATTGTTTACCTCAGTATTAAATCTTTCAATAACATTTACCTGACCTGCGTTAAATTGTGACTGTGCATTAGATTGTGTCGCATTAAACTGAGCAGTTGAGTTTGCAAGACTAGCAAAAAATTGATCTACCTGATTTTGTGAACTAGCATTAAATTGTGCAGCAGCATTCTGTGCAGCCTGATCGCTAAACAAAGATTGTGTGCGCTGCTGACCTTTAAATAGCTCCATCTGTTGTCTATTAGATAGATTTGCCATGTCCATTTGTAAAAAGTTTTGTGCATTTTGTACAACAGTCTGTTGTCTATTACTTAAATTAGCTACGTCAAGCTGAGACAAAGCAGCAGCCTCTGCCATCACAAGAGCCTGACTATTATTTAACTCCGCTAAACTTTCTGAGTTCGCTAGTCTAGAGTTCTCAAGAGCAATTTGCTGCTCTGCTGTAAAATTAACATTAGCTATATCACTAATTTTACTTGCATTAATTACCTTTGCTTGAAATCCTTGATCAAACTCTAAGCCCATAAACTTAGCACGTTGCTCTGCAGAAAGCATAGCCATCTGCTGTTTATTAGATAGGTTTTGTGCATCAAAAGCTGCTTGTGTTGCAGCGTCAGCCTGTGCAATAGGCAATGCAGCTTCCATAGCGGCCTGTACAATAGCCTGTCCTGCTATTGAAGATGTGCCTAGTCCACGTGCAGCCATCTGTTGTGTAGCAAGCCGCATTGCTCCTGCAGCCCAAGGGGGTGTTTCACCACCCTCAAAGTCCTGCATTAATGTTTCTAACTGACCACGTACTGTTCTTTTACTATTTTCTGAAGCTTGCGCAGCGGCTACGGCATTAGTATATTTTGCTACTTTAGTTGCATCTACTGTGCCTAGACCACTAACAAGCTCTGACTGTCCAGTTTCAATATCATTTATAAGGGTACGTTCTGTCTCTTCTGTTAACTCAGCTAACTTAACTACTTGATCAAAGTCTTCCTCTATTTTAGCGGCAGCTAGTCCATCTTCCTCTGCCATTCTGGTGGCTATACCAGTGGTTGCCTGTGTAGCTGCTGTTGATTGCGCTGCGTCACTTACAAAGCCTGTTTGTGCCTCTATACCTGCCTCACCAGTTATATAATTAGAGGGATCTAAATTAAATCTCTCAGCAAATTGCTCTGGTGTAAACTCTCTACCACCTTGAATGTATCTATTTCGCTCTGCATCATACGTAGGGGTTTGTCCCTCTTCAAATTCTGTAGAGGCAGTTACTGCACTAAGTAGTCCTTGTGCATCAACTACCTCACCACCCTCTAATACAGCCTTAACACTACGAGCAGATGTAGCAGGAGCCATTAATGTAGCTGCAGTAGCTGCAGGTTGAGCAGCTTGTGTAGTGGATGCCAGTGTAGTTCCTAATGCAGATGCACCTACAACCTGTCCTGATGTAGGATCTACAAACTGCCCTGCCTCTTGAGCCACACCCACAGGAACAAAAGTTGCACCAACAGGCATCCCTGGTGCTATTGCCTGTGTAGCTAGTACATCTTGTAATTGTGAAGCTGTACCTTCACTTACAAAATCTTGTTGTGGTATAAACTGTTGTCCTAAAACACGTGGATCTGATGGTGTATATACATCAGGATCAGTTTGCCCTGTTCCTGTATCTCCCGCTGGAGGCTCTTGTTGATATAAACTAGACCCTAGCTGTATTGTATTTGCCCCTGTGCCACCTAAAGACTCTGAAAATGCTTCATCCACTGCAGATTGTTCTTCCATCTCCTCTGTAGTTGTAGTGTTAGTCCCTACTGTACCTGACTGTGCATAAATTACATTTTTCTTAGCCATTCCACCATTAGCCATCTGTATAGCCTTTTGTGTATACATGTCCATCATTTGTTTTTTATCAGGATTATTATTTAAATAATTATTAAACCCGTTCATATCTCCTTGATAACCTAAACTACCAGCAATACGTTGCATTGCTTGTGGCTTAAACCCACCAAACATATTTTGTTGTGTCATTGGCATATTTTGTTGTTGCATGTTAGGAACCGCCCCACCTTGTTGATATGTAAATCTTGGCATATACCCAGTTTGTTGTGGTTGATTATAAGTAATAGGTGTAAAAGCACTTGCAGGTCTATAATTTAATCCTATAGTAGGATTATAGGCTTGATTAGCTTGAAGAGATTGACCGACTACACCTGTAGAAATTTGTGCATCTGCAGGTTGATATTGGCTAACAGTCGTTCCAAATGTAGGTGTTACGGTATACGTTCCTGTAACAGGATCAACTTGTCCAACATTATCACCAACAGGCTGTACAAATTGTGGTTGCACTACAGGGGCTTGATATGTGCCACTAGTTGGTTGAAATGGTATGTTAACAGGTTGGCCTGTTCCATCCACTATTACGGGGCTATCGACCACAGGAGTTGGTGTAACTACAGGATCTGTTACGATAGGATCTGTTGCACCTGTGTCATCTATAGGATCTGTTACATCCGTATCATCCACAGGATCTGGATCTGGATTAAATATAGCATCATAACCCTCTGGATCATTTGCTTGTAATATATTCTCACCATATACATCTGCAACCCTTTGTGGATTGTAAATATCTGATCTAGTGTCTAACAGTGGATCAAAGCCACCCTGTTTATAAAAATTAAAATTTTCTTCTGATAAATTATTCTTATAATATAAGTCTATAGCATTTTGAGCTTGTTGAGAAGTTAGTCCTCTATATTTAGGGTTTTCTCTTAGTGTGCTATTCGCCATTAAAGCATCTTGTGCAGTATATATATCTATGACCCCACGATCAAGATGCATTTGAAATCTACGAGCGCCCCTATTAGTGGGCTGTGTTGTAGTTCTTGTAGTTGTTTCAGGTTCTTCTGTAGAAGTTTCATTAGCAAATTCTACATTAGACATATCAATAGGATCTGATACGGTACTAGGTGTTCTGTGAGCAAACCTTTTATCTAAAAAAGTATTAATTTCTTCATCATTATAACCTAGAGCCTTAGAAAGATCAATAAATTTTATTTCTTCATCACTTAAAGCATATTTAGTCCCATCTCTAGATACTTGATACGCTGAATATGGATCATCTATAGTATCTTCTACAGGATCATCAGTTGGTGCTGGTTCATCATCCTCAATATTATCTGTGGGTTGTGGAGTTGTAGTGTTGGGTTGATTAGAAACAGGAGCAGTTGCACTACCGTATGCATGATAGTTTGCACTAGCTAAATTATTAAAAGTGCTAACACTACCATCATCCATGAAAACACGATAAATTCTATTGCCTTCACCATCACGAGCCATTGTTTTTATTACTTGTGGCATTATCTAGTCCCTATCCATACAAAACCGAACAAAAGGCCAACGGAAATAATAAAGAGTAAAATACCTGTAGCCCATTCAATGATTGTTTGTCTGATTTCCATTTGTCTGTATTCATGTTCTCTCTTTTGCTTTCTAAGCTTTGCTTCTATTTCTAATATCTCTTGCCATTTAGATGGTCCATACACCACAGATATAAAGTCTTTTAGCTCCTGTCTCATAGATGCAGCTTTTTGTTTTGCTGCAAAGATCTCCATTGCTTGTGCCTCTACACCACCACCTAGAGCCTTGTACCATGGGGGTTTCTGGTTTTGTTTATCTGCAAAATCTAGATCAGCTATCGCACCAGCCCACTTAGCCATAGTGCCACCCATGTCTTGCAGGTCTTTGCCAACCTGTATGCCTTTCTTCAGTGTGTTAAAGGCAGCAGTGGCACCTGCAATAGCCGTTATGGGATCTATCATCTTCTCTCTATAATTCTATCTAGTTTTGCGTCTAGAGCCTCCAGTCTGTCTATTATTCTATTTATATCACTGTTAGCTTCTGCTTTAGTCATATAGTCACGAGCCATTTCTTCTCGTGTTTTATTTAGTAGGACTTGCATACGTTGTGTTTCTGTGTGTTGACTACGGATAACCCAGCCTACTATACCAAGTAGGCCAGTTAGTCCTGCACTCCATAGCAACTCCATCTCCATAAGAGTTAACTTGTAAAGTTATCAGCAGCAGTTATGGCTGCATCAATAGCTGTAAAGTCTTTATCTCCCCAATCAGAGTATGTATCTTTCTGATGTTTAAGGTAGCCTACACTACGAGTCACACGTTCTTTCTTTTCATCGTGTGTCATGTCGTATGCAAAGTCTGCTGGTGTAGCATCATTGCCTTTGTTGTGCGTTGCAATTACAGTGTTAACAACATTTGCACCATCAAGACAAGCCTTGTATGCTTGTTCCATTACTGCTGTTTCTCTAGTCATTTTTCATTTCTCCTATATTAATATTACCAGATATTGATATTCTTTCACCGTCATCATTGTAAAACGGAAAGACCTGATGAAGTAAGCACGAAGGAAACATAACCATATACCCCTCAGCTTCTTTCTCCATATTGTATGCAAAGGTTGACACTCTGCCTAACGTATTTGTGTAGCTAAATGCAAAGTTGCTAATGTGATTGTCTGCATTTGACTCTGCACAAATAGGTAGCTTACGTTGTTCTTCGTATGACGTAGGTATCTGCATCCATATTACAAAGCTGTACACACCTGCGTGATCGTGTGGTGGGTTAAACTCGTTTTGCTTTTGAAAGTTTACCCACAGGCTTTCTAAGTTAAATGTCTCACCTTCCTTCATGGTCAGTCGATAAGGTGGCCCATACTCTTGCATGTGTCTCTTTATACAGGCTGGTAGCACCTCACCTACAAAGTCAGTCATTAAGTCAGAGTTATTATCTAACCTAATAGAAGAACTGATATTACCTGCTAGTTCAGGCTTCATATCTTCTGGCTTTTCTCTTGCTTCGTTTATTAATGTCCACAAGTCATCAACTATTTCTTCTGATAGTTTTCCTTCTACTACCCCAATGTTAGGGAAGTTTCTTGCTAGTAGTTCCATTGTTTATCCTTCTAGTGTTGCTATACGTGCTTCTAAGGCATCGTTCTTTGCTGATAGTTCTTGGATTGCTTTGACTAGGATTGGCACTAGTTCACCTGGGGCTAATCTCTGTCTTTTATCTGCTCCCTCTTGTTCAGTCCACATACGAAAACCATCTTTTATTTCAGAGTGATTATCTATTACGGTTTTAACCTCTTGAGCAATAAAACCGTGCATTGTTTTATCACCACAATTCATAACTCTTGTATCAGAGTTTTCTTTATAGGACTTTGAATTTACAGGTACATCTTTTTCTTTTTTCCATTGAAAAGTTACAGGGCGTAAATCATTTACAAATAAAAGTCCTGCAGTAGACGTTTGTATATTTTCTTTATATCTTTCATCTGAAGGAGCAGTTATTGAAGTAGCACCAAAATCAATATTACTATCTGTTGTAGATTTTCCAAAAGTTACACTTGTATTACTTGCCCCTGTACACTCAAAACCCATTGCAATTTGTGCATCAGCATCAGCAGCCCCTGTTTGACATTTAGTGCCAATTAAAACATTATTGTTTCCTGTAGTGAGAGGAGTTTCACCAGACATATCAGCATTTGCGGCCCCTGCCAAACCTCCAATAATTACGTTATTTTGACCTGTTGAGACTGCTTTACCTGCTTCAAAACCTACTGCAGTGTTTAAATTATCCACATCACTATTTTGTACTTCTAATGCAGAACTACCTATAGCTACGTTTTTTCTACCTGTATCTTCTCCAGTTAAAGCAGACCTGCCCACAGCAACGTTATCAAAACCTGTGGTAATAGCATCCCCTGTATTAGCACCCACAAGTGTATTGAGTGTGCCAGTTGTTACTGATAGTCCTGCAAAATATCCAACGGCTGTATTATTACTGTCTGTAGCTGTAGTGAAGTTTTGTGCATTTAATGCGGCAGTACCAATAGCTACTGATTTACTACCTAAAGTATCTTGACCCAAAGCATCCTTACCTATTGCAACATTAAAGTCTGCATCAGTAAGTGCATCACCTGCTTCTGTACCTATAAGGGTATTTGACAAACCTGTTGTAACATTTGCACCTGCGTAATATCCAACATAAACATTGTTAGTATCTGTAGCTGTATCAAAATTTTGATTGTACCCTGCAAATCTACCTATAGCTGTTGTACGACTTCCAAGAGTATCCGTTGTAAGTGCTTGATACCCCACTGCTACATTAAAATCTGCATCTGTAAGAGCATCACCTGCTAAACCACCTATAAGGGTGTTTTGTGTGCCTGTTGAAACTGAATAACCTGCATTATAACCAATAGCTACATTGTAGTTATTTGTTTCTGTGGTAAAGTTTTGACTAAATAAAGCACCTTCACCAATGGCTATTGCTCTTTCACCTCTAGTATCTGCTGATAAAGCTACATAACCTATTGCTGTATTTGAGTCTGCTGCTGTAAGTGCATCGCCAGCTAGTGAACCAATAAGAGTGTTGAGTGTTCCTGTTGTTACTGATAGTCCTGCATGATTACCAACAGCCACGTTATGACTATCTGTAGCTGTAGTGAAGTTTTGAGATTCTAAAGCAAAAGCACCTACAGCAACACTTCTTGAACCTAGTGTATCACTAGTTAATGTACCCATTCCTATTGCTACATTGTAGTCTGCATCCGTTAATGCGTCCCCCGATAAACCACCGACAAGGGTGTTTTGTACACCTGTTGTAATATCATTACCTGCCTCATGGCCAACAGCCACGTTATGACCATCTGTAGCTGTAGCATAATTTTGATTTTGTAACGTGCCTCGTCCAACAGCAATACTTTTTGATCCTAAAGTATTTTCAAACAATGATGCTTGCCCTACAGCAGTATTGTTAGTTCCTTCTGTAGTTGACTCTAAAGCTAATGCACCGACAGCAGTATTGTTAGCACCAGTAGTATTTGCCTCACCTGCCTCTGCACCAATGAAAGTGTTATTAGTTCCTGTAGTATTTGATAGTCCTGCTGCATATCCCACTGCTGTATTAAAACTATCTGTGGCCGTAGTAAATCTTTGATTTTGTAATGCCCCATAACCGACAGCTACAGACTCAGAACCGTGCTGATCTTCAAATAATGCTAAATAGCCAACTGCTACATTGTAATTACCTGATAATAAATCAATACCATTATTTGCACCAATTAAAGTATTCTGAACACCTGTTGAGACTCTATTACCTGCCGCAAAACCAACTGCTGTATTATAACTATTTGTTGCTGTGGTAAAATTTTGTTCATTGAGAGCGCCAGCCCCTATTGCTGTAGACCTTGAACCTAACGTATCTGAGCCTAACGCTGCATTGCCAACAGCCACATTACTATCTGCATCAGTAAGAGCATCTCCTGCTAATCCACCTATGAGGGTATTTTCTACGCCTGTTGTAAGTGCCTTACCTGCTTGTGTTCCCACAGCAGTATTAAAACGACTTAATTCATTAGTGTCGTTATAGGCTTGCATTGCCTCATAACCAACAGCTACATTTGCACCAGATGCTGTATTTGCACCCATAGCATCGTAACCAATTGCTATATTATTAAAGCCAATTGTAAAAGCATCACCTGCTATTGCACCTACAATAGTATTTCTTGTGCCTGTTGTGACTGCTGCACCTGCTTCATGTCCAACAGCCACGTTAAAACTATCTGTAGCTGTAGTGAAGTTTTGAACACTAAGTGCATTATGGCCTATTGCAACAGATCTTTGACCTTTTGTATCTGTAGTTAATGCCTGAAAACCTACTGCTACATTTCTTATGCCTGTAGTAAGTACAGTCCCTGCTAAACTACCAATTAAAGTATTTCTCACACCTGTTGTAACGTCACCACCTGCATCAAAACCTACAGCTACATTGTGAGTATCTGTGTCTGTTGCAGGGTTCATAGTAAGTAATGCACCAGAGCCTACAGCAGTATTTTTAGCTCCATTTACATTTGTTTTAAGTGTTTGAGCACCAAGAGCAGTATTACTATTTCTATCCGTAGTGGCTGCAAGTGCTTCAAAACCTAAAGCTGTATTGAAATCACCTGTAGTAATAGCAGTACCAGCTTCATCACCTACAACAACATTATAGTTACCGCCAGACGCAATACTGTTACCTGCGTTTACACCAAACCTAACGTTAGATGTACCAGACGTATTTGTTGATAGTGAACCATCTGTGGCAATACGAAGACGTTCTGTGCCAGCCGTTGCAAACGTCAATGTACCATTAGAAGATTCTTGTGCATCTAGTATTACACCAGCATCATTATCTGTTTTTTGAAATGTGCTAATCTTTAAACCAGATGAATCTAAACCAAAAACAGATTGTAAACCGTTTGTTGTACCTTCAACTTGCAAAGCTGCACTAGGGGAATTTGTTCCAATACCAACTCCGTTATTACCACCATCAACAAACAGCATATTTTCATTGCCATTACTTTCAACACGGAAGTCTAGGTCAATAGCGTTTTCGTTAAGTACTGTTTCAGCAGGCATTAACTTTATACGACTTCTTGAAGTGCCTGCAACCATTGTATCAATATGAAGTTGACCATCTTCAGAACCGTCAGAAACATCAGGGGTACTAATATGTATTTCTGCATATGTAACATTCTCAGAATTATCATTACGAGAAGTATATTGAATTCTACCAGCTATGTCATTATCAGCAGGACTAGAGGAGTTACGATATAAATTTAAACTAGGACCAACACTTGCATCTGTATCTGTAGAAACAAGAGACAGTTGAGTGGTATTATCAGCAGTTGTAAAAGTTGCGGATGTGCCAGATATAGCTTGACTAAAAGTCACCTGCCCATCAGAAGCAATGGTAATAGCATCTGCATCTGATGCAACACCAATAGTGCCGCCATCTTTAATTTGAAAGTTACCAACCACACTAGTAATAGAATTTGCACCATTACCAATAGTTACATCTATTTCATCCTCTGCACTGCCATCGGTTATTATAAGACCATTTTGCATCTCCCCATCATGGGAAGCAACTTGAAGTCTTAGTTTACCACCTTCAGCACCGTCAGAAGCATCTGCAACTTCTGCACGAATTAATGCAAATTTAGTCTGTTCTTGGGCGTCATTATCAGCAAAAAACTCTATTGTGCCAATATCATCATCATCAGCGCCAGCAGCGCCTTTGTCTTTTACAAAACGAAGCCTCGCAGCATTAGCGTCATTAGTTGTGTCTTTGATAATTATTAAGGGGTCTTCAGCATTTGTTGATGTAAAGGTGGCAGTATCTCCTGTTACAGTAAGATCACCTACAATATTTGTAACATCTAGATTAGTCGTACCGTCTACGTCTATATCGCCAGAGATATCTAACTCTGTGCCAATTAGTTTTTGCGTTAATGTCACTACACCATCAGACGCAATAGCTATAGCGTCAGTGTCACTAGCTGAACCTATATTACCTGCATCAGGTATGACTATGTTACCACCCGTAGTCATAAGACCACCACCAGTATACGTGCCGCTTACGTCTAAGTTAGCGTTGACATCCACAAGCGTAGCGTTAAGTTCTATCTCATCTGTAGCGTTAATATCTAGCACAGTTGCGCTAGGAGCGTTTATAAATTGTGATGCATCATTAAACTGCAAAGCCATAGTGCTGTTAAGTAACAGTCCTGTGTCAGCTACGTGTGTAAGAACAACATCGTTGTCAGCACCAAAGGATAATGTTGCAGCATCGTGTTGTAACTCTAAGTCTTGGGTAAGTGTAACATCACCGTCAGCACCTATAGCTATAGCATCAGTATCACTAGCTGAACCAATATTGCCAGCATCAGGTATAACTATGTTACCACCTGTAGTCATAAGACCAGCACCTGTATATGTTCCACTTACATCTAGGTTAGCGTTAACATCTACAAGTGTAGCATTAAGTTCTATTTCATCTGTTGCATCAATGTCAAGTGTAGTTGCATTAGGAGCACCTATCTTTTGACTTGCATCGTTGAATTGAATAACACTAGTGCTGTTAAGAAGTAATCCTGTGTCAGCTACGTGTGTAAGTGTGACATCATTATCTGCACCAAAGCCCAGCACAGCAGCATCACTGTCAAGTTTTAAATCATTGCTAACTGTGACTGCAGTAGAAGCGTTAATGTCAACTGTAGCCTCACCGTCTATGCGTAACACACCATCAGATGACTGCTGTACAAATGACGCAGCGTCACCAAAGGTCAGCTTGTTTGTACTATTTAATGTAAGACCTGTGCCATCTGTGTGTGTAAGTGTAGTATCGTTGTCTGCACCAAAGCCTAATACGGCAGAGTCACTGTCTAATTTTAAGTCATTACTTACTAGAACTGCAGTAGATGCGTTTATGTCTACAGTAGGTGCAGTTATTTCTAACTCTGTATCTGCGTCAATGTCTAGCTGACCATCAGTGCTAGAGTTAATAGTAAGAGCAGTATCGCGGAACTGGACTTTCTGTGCAGCGTTCATTAATATGTTTTGACTTGCATCCACGGTAAAAGATGTAGTGCCACCTGTAGCTACAGTAATTACATCAGAGCCACTAAACGTAATACTTGTGTTTGTATCTGCATCACCTGATATACTATCAAGCTGTATGTTACCTGCATTTGTAAAATTAGAATCACTAAGATCAAATGTACCTGTAACGTCTAAGTTACCACCAACCGAAAGATTACCAGAGATATCTACTGCACCGTTAATATCAATGGTTGTAGCTGCTATTTGTATTTCTGTATCTGCAACAAGATCAAGTTGTCCATCTGTGCTAGAATTAATATAGATAGCAGTATCACGAAATTGTAGCTTCTCTGTAGAGGCTATAAGTATATCATCAGAGAACTCAAAGTAGTCCTCGTCTTCCATCCACTTCAGTTCACCATCATTAGTCTCGCCATCAAAAGTTATAGTAACATCTGTACCTGCTGTACCTGCACCAAGTGTAATACTGTTACCTAGTAATTTAGTTATAGGCCCACCCTCTGCAGAGGTGCCATCATGTGTGTGTCCTGTTGTTGCTGCAAATGCTGCTAATAACTGATCATATTCATTATTAAATAGATCGGCTGTAATAACATCACCGTCAGCAAACGAAGATTGTCTTGTATATGTAGAACCCATTTAACGTCTTCCTCCGAGTTGGTACTCTAATTGAAATCCTTTTAATGAATATGGAGCAGTTTCTCCACCATCATTTACTCTTAATATTACAGAAAACCCTGACCCCTCCACGGATTGTCTAATCAGTGGTTGGATTGCACCACCAAATACAAATCTAGCACCTGTAGCACCACCACTAAATGTAGCCACACCAAACTGAGCAGCAACATCTGAAGAGTCTAAAGCATATGCAGCAGGTCTTGCTGAGTCAGCATTTTCATTATCATACCGCACTATAAGATCTGCATCAATTGCAGATTCAGGTTTATAGTTTATAATAACACGTTGCATATGCTTTCGTATGCCAGTGTCACCAAAACTTAAATCAGGACTTCTGTATTTTCCTAATATTGATGTGCCATCATACGTATTACCAACCTCTTGCCTATGCACAAATCCATCAAAATCACCGTGTAAAACTATCACATCTCCTGCCTCTACAAAAGTGTCTGTAGATGTAGGTTTTATTCCACGTATTTCTGAAAACTCATATTTATCTGCTTTTCTTACTGCTATTACGCCCCTAGTAATTTTTTGAGATTGACCATCTTTTGTAAAAAATATTCTATATTGTGTTTTATCTTGTATAACAACACTTTCAAATAAAGCAGAATCTTTTATAGCTGCATCAAATAATGATTGAACGTTTCTACTAATAGTACCAAGTTCAACGTCACCAATTCTAGCAGTACCAGCAACAGTTCTTAAACCATCTGGACCAAGAAATATTAAATCACCAGCAAATTCTTGTATAGTATCTCCATTAATACAACCAATATTTCGTGTAACGGGCTGTATTGCAAAATCTGAAGTAGTATTTCCTGTTAATTTAAATATTCTATTTTCACAAAAAATAAATAATGAATCACGAAAAGATTTTAATCCTGTTATAGTATCATCTACTTTAATACTTCCAGCACCACTGCCTGTATTAAAATTATCTTCATCATTTGGCACACTAAAAACTAATTCTTGTGGAGAGCTTGATTTACCTGCATAAAACATGTGTGCTTTATAAGCTGCAACAAATTTAGAACCAGCCACAGAGGATTCACTAACGTCTGTTGCACTTAAAGAACTATTAAATACAGTTGGTGCATTTGCTTCATCTACTACTATTATTTTATCTGTGCCATCAAAATTAAATCTTTCAACTCTATATTTAACTGCATTAGTTCTACCACTATCTATTTCTGTCCAATCTAAAGATACAACATCATCAATTACATGTGCTGCAGCAGAAGTGCTTGACGCAGCACGAGTTACTCCTGTAAAGGTACTAGCGGTAACACCTGTATATGTAAATTTTTCACTGTTTATTTGTAACGTGCCACTACTAGAAAATCCCGTTGTGCTATCTACTGATATAGTTCCTGATCCTGTCATACCTGTATCTGCAGCTATTACAGCCGAAAGTTCAGTAGATGCTGAATTATATATTTTTTCTCCTCTAGCTGCAAGCACTTTATTTTGAAAAGTAAGTACCATTAATATTTTTTCAGAGCTAGATGATGTTTGTGGAACAATTTGATTTACAAATTTTCTAAACCCACTAATTCTTCTGTATCCACCCTCAATGTCAGGTTCAAAATTTTCTAACTCTAATGCTTCTCCTGGTTGCATTAAAAAGGCAGAACGATTAAGAACTAAGCCACCCTCACAATTAAACGCAACAGGTTGTGCTTGAGATAAATCTGGCATTAGATAGAAACTCCAGATGCAAATGCGTTATATCCAGCAGACCTTTGAATATAAGTAGACCGAACATACTCATACTTATTGATAAGAAGACTTTGCATATTTTTTATACCTTGATCAAATCTTTGAAAGTTTAATTGATATTGACCTGTTTCTCCACGATACTGATATACAAATGCAGTAGCGCCATCTACAATAACAGGAGCAAACCTATCGGGTATACTTGTAGTATCTCCATGTGCAGATAGGTCACTAGGAAAAGTAAAGTAGTCAAATGTTAACACATATTGTTTATCTGGATAAGGATATAATAAATAATTATTGTCTGGGGTTCTTACAATAAAATCTGGAATACTGCCTTGATCAAATTGTGTAACTGTAGTTCCATTTGCTATTGTTGCTGCAGTTGTGTTATTTGCCCCTCTAGTACATCCAGTAAAGTCAATACCATTACTTGATTTACCTGTATATGTTATTTGTTCTCCACCTACATGTATAGTTCCTGTAGAACTAAACCCTGTAGTAGATGCCACAGTTATAGTTTCTACAGATGCTGATAAACCTGATGATGCATTAATAGTTGTGGATTTAATATCGTCTTCTTGATTAGCAAACTCTTTTTGTATATATTCATTATAGTTTAAAGTTGTTAAATTATTACCAGTAACAGATAAGTCTGCATCTTTTTTTATTCTTGCAGTTGCATAATCTACAGATTTAGCATCTGTAGGCAGAGAGTATCTTACAACTCCTGCCGTGAGTGTTTTTGTTTCTACAGCATGATTAAAAGAATAACCAAACTCTCTTTGATTAATATATCTTATTGCTTCATTAACTGCATTTTGACACTGTACTTGAACGCCTCTAGCATTGCTAAAAGTAGTATCAGTTAGTTGTACCTCATTCATACGAACTATAACACGGTTAGTCAATGTAAGAAAAGTAAGTGCCATCTTAATCCCTTATGGTGAGCTAAAGGGGCCAACCTAAGTCAGCCCCTAAAGTTATTATGCGAGTAGATCACGATCCACTTCATTAGCAGAGCTAGACTGTGTTACATCATCCAAGAGTACACATACTGCGTACACACGAATAATACCGCCAGTAATAGTTCCACCAGAAGTTTCAATTTCTACATCAATAGTATCTGCTGATGCAGTATATAC